TAAATATGGTGCTAAAAGAGACACAGCAGACTACATTAACAGAGATGCATTAGTATCTGCGCTTAAATCAGGACTAGGACCAGGTAAATATACTATCATGGAGGGTGGTGAACTTCAAGAGGTTACGGTAACACAAGACGAAATTAATATGTTAATGGGGTAAAATAATGGGATCTATATCTCTCACGGAACTTTTGTCATCACCTGTAAAAGAAGACGATGAAAAGAAAACACTATCTCTTACGGAGCTTTTAGAAAAGCCGGAGCAAGAAGTAGTAGAGCCTCTTCCTGTACTAGACAAAGGAAAGAGCCTCAAGGTAAATGACATAGTAGACACAACAAGCTACGTCGATACTATCAGAGATTACATGGTAGATCGTAAAGGCAAGCAGTTTATAGATATGGATAAAGAAGAGCTTGTTGATAAGTTTGTTGCTCACATGCGTTACTTCAACACAAACGAAATGTTTACGATTGATGAAGTGCGTTATGTATCCAAAGCAAATGAAGATGCAAAAGCAAGTGCAGGTAAAGCATATCAGATCTATGATAAGCTTGGTAATGTATTTGTGAACGATGGATTAGGTGGTGCTGTTAGTGGTGTTGCTGACTATATTGGAGCTATTGCAAGCTCTCCGTCTACCTATCTTGGTCTTGGTGTCGGTAAACTGTTGACAGTGGGCGCAGGTAAATTAAGTGCCGAAGGTGTTAAAATGGCGGCTAAAAAAGCTGCAAGAGAGGCTATAGAAAAACAGTCAAAAAAGGTTGGTTCAGGTAAAGGAAAGCTATCTGATTTTAGAAAGATAGCAAAAGAAGCAGAGGACGATGTTGTTAGAAAAGCTATTCGTTCTAGAGCAAAAAAGAATATAGGAATAACAGCAGGGGCAGACGCTCTTGTTGCCGGAGTGCAAGACGCATCCTTACAATCTAGCGTAAGAATGGAGACAGGAGCGCAAGAAGAGTATAGTGGGTTTCAAACTATATTATCTTCTTTGGGTGCAGGACTAGGCACAGGATTATCTATCTACGCTATACCAAAAGCTACAGGTGCATCCGAAAGAGGGCTATCAGGTGATATATCAAAGAAAATAAAAAGAGCTAATGCTGTAAAAAAGTCTGAGATAAAAGATGCTAAAGAATTAGAAAAGCTAAACAAGAGATATCTCAAACGTGTGCGAGACATGGCAAAGAAGGTAAAGGTAGAGTCATCGCCTGAGGCACAGCTTGCACTAAAAACAAAAAAAGATACACAAGCAAGATTTGATGAGTTAATAGCTGACAATACAAAACTTTTTAAACAACAGAAAGCTGATCTTAAAAAACTATATACGAAGATAAAAAACCTAGAGATAAAGAACGCTACACAAAAAAGAAGAAAAAGAAAAGGGCAAGGACTTACTGACAAAGAAAAGGCAGACCTACAATCTTTAAGAATACAGGCAAGAAAGTTAGAGACTGCAAGAAGAGGCACATTTAGAAAGAGCCAAGAACTAAGAGACGACAAAAAACGATTGGCAAACCTAAAGCCAGGCGTTGACTATTCAGGGTTTAGGACACTAGTAGCCAAGGGCTATGAGATAGGCGAACCATCCTTGAGCGATGATGTCATGCGATTTATATTTGGTAAAGCAGATGATTCTCCTTTGGGCGATGACATAATTAGCATGGCAGAAGAGGCAGGTGCTAAGTTCCGTCCTAATATGAATAACGCACAAAAGTATGCTAAAGCTTTTCAATACTTAGACCCTAAGACACTAGAAGAGGTATCAAATCTCACCAAAGAAAAGTTTGGTGTCTATCTTGGTGACGCATTAGACACATTAAACTTCTCAACTAACTTAGGTTACAGGGTGGCAAAGACAGCTAGTCAAGCAGGTAAAGACTTGGCTGTTTTTCAAAGAGCGCAGAACGAACTAGACTCAGCAATAGTTGAGGGTACGTCTAAAGCCTTGGATAGAGGCGAGGCATTTGGACGCTTTGGAAGAAAGACGTTGCAAAAGTCAGGTAAGATAGGATATGCACAGAACATATGGAAAAGACTTCTTGTTTCTGCTCCACAAACAACGGCTGCAAACGTGTTTGGCTTTGGTCAGTATTATCTAGCAAACACTGTCGCTGAGGTGCTACAAAGTGCAAGTTACTTAATATTACCGGAGGCATTAGGAGGAAGCACAGCAAAAGCTAAGGCACTCTTTCAACTTCAAGCAAAGAAAATACAAAACCTTGCTGATCCATATAGCACACTAGACAACTACGAGGCACTATTAAGCACAGACGATGAGCTTAGTCGATACCTTAGAGAAACAGTAGCAGGTGGTATTGAAAGAGCAACGAAAAGATTTGATCTAACTGAAGGTAGTCGTCTTATATCAGGCATAGAAAAAACCACAAACGCAGCTCAAAAAATATCTCTTGTTAATTTACAAGATAGCCTTACAAAAAGCCTAATGTTTATGAATAGTATTGACAAGTACTCAAGACTGTTAAAAGGAAAAACATTTCAGGATGTATTAGAGTCAGGTAGTTTAGCTGATATTGACAATGAAGTCATGGACAGAGCTATGAGTGACACACTACGCTCTGTTTTTGCAGAGGATTACACTGTAAGTAAATCTCTTGGAGGATTTGCCGGAGCTATGGCACAGGCTGTAGAGAAAGCCTCCAATACGCCAGGCATAGGGTTTGTTCTACCTTTTGGTAGATTTATGAATAATGTTATGGCTACAGCGTATCAATGGAATCCTGTAACAGGAGGAATGGAAACTGCCTCAGCCCTGATGCAAGCGTACAAAGGACAAGGCAAGTCAATTGATGCCATAGAAGCTTTCTCAAAAGCCACGGTTGGAGGAGCAGCAATAGCTTATGCTATGGACTTTCAAGACGACCATGCTCAAAAAGGATATGCTTGGAACGAACTTGATACAGGCACAGGCGAAGTAAGTAATATAACAAACACGTTTCCTCTATCTCTGCTGATGATAGCAGGAAGGGTGGGTAGTAAAATGAGAAAAGGAGAACAAGTTGATGCTGATCTTGCAAAAGAGTTTGGTAAACAACTTGCCATTGGACAAGCTGCTACAGATTTAGAATTTGGAAACGACATAACTAGAATACTTTTATTAGCGTTTAATTATGACCAAGAGTTTAAAGGCACACTTCCAACATTCCTAGAGGGAGTAAGTTACACAGGGGGTAATATAATTGCAGGTGCTACACGACCTTTAGCTACTTTTAATGTTCTTGCAGGATACGCCTTAGCTGACTACGCAGGAGTAGACGTGACACCTGTGGTGGACAAAAGACTAGCTAGAGGGGCAGGAGAAAAGTTAATGTTTAATGCCACCAAGTACGTTGATAACATAATTGAGGGTGTACTCAGTGGTATAAACAGAGAGACAACACTTCTTGGAGATGAGAAAAGAGTTGCGTATCGTGAAGGAAATCTTGTTGATCCTAGTCCCTACAGGACGATTACAGGACAAAGAATAAAACAACCTCGTACATTTGCCAACATTGTGTTCGGTATGGTTGATAAACCGGAGTGGAAAACAGGAATGTACTCAGGTGTTCCGGAGTATGATGCTTTTGCCAACAAGATAATAGCACCCATGATAGAGATAGAGTCAGGCATACTGTTGAAGGATAAGTCTTTTGTAAATGGTAACACAGATACAAAGAGAGCAAAGGTTAACAACATGCTCAAGAAAGTTAAGAAAAGGGTAAATGATTATTTAACAGATGTGCCTAGTTCACAACAGGGTTTAAACTATAGAAGAAAAAAGCTTGATGGTGTGGACAAAGGGTTGCTTAAAAGAGCTAAAGCGATAGTGAATGTTGAGTCTAGTGATGTCAGAGATTTGACAGCAAGAGAAATAATGAACCTTGAAACAGCTATTAAAACTCTCAGGTATTACGACAGCAAATAAAAAAGGGGAGTCTAAGCTCCCCCTAAGTTTAATACCATTTGGTATACAATTTAAATGGATCTGATGCCCACGAAGATGAATAGCCTGTAACTCCTAGAGCTTTTAACTCTTCTCGTACAGCTTCATCGGCAGACTTACGTGCTTCCATAGCAGACTTAAGACCTGCCATTCTTTTTTCACGATATGCTTTTTTCATTTCTCCAAGTTGCTCCTCCAACTCTTTGATCTGCTTTGCCATATCTTCTAAAGAAATATCACTTTCCATTTTTACCTCCGTTTTCTTGAAAGCTTTTTCTGCTTCTTTCCATGCTGAAGTCATGTCGCCTCCCCAAGTTGCGATAATACGCAGCATTAAAGCCACGTTCCCATTCTTTAAAAGCTACGCTTCTAAGGTGAAAGGGATTACCTTTTAGCATCTTTGTTCCCTCAGAGAGTTTGCCTCTCGCAAAGACACTAAATCCTTGTTCATATGGTTTCATCTAAATCCTTGTACTTTTCAAAATTAGATCTTTCACCACACGCTAACATGATTACTTGCCCATTAGGGTACGTGTTATCAATATGTTCTTTGAGAGTACCCATAACGTGGCTTTCTTCTTTTGTTAAATACTCAATACATTTTTCATGTGTCTTAAACATACTACCCTTGTATTCTAAGTTAGTGGCTTGACCATTAAACAACACAGTTGCCCATATAATAAAAAGACTCATATCAACTCCCTATATCTACTATTTCACATGAGTCCCCTGAACATGCAAAGGTTTGCGAGGATTGTGTATTATCCTCCTTTTCATAACTTTGGAACTTATCCCAATCTATATGTCCGAACTTACTGCTAAAATCATCGTATACCTCTTCTGTACACTCTTGATAGGGTGCTTGTTGATAAGTATGATCGGAGTGTGGTAAGAACGATACACCGGACATCTCGTCAAAGTGTTTGAAGACAAACGCTCCCACTTCCATCCACTCATCATCCCTCACAGAAATGGTCACTGACGGCTTGTGTTCACACCAGTGCCTCTGATATGTGAGCCAGGTTTGTAGCTGCTCTATGGCCGTCATATCGTCCCTCATGACAGATTTCCTGGGGGACTTCATAGGAAAGCTAAATACTGTCTGTGTATCCGGCTTCATTACGTCCGGCTCACTAGGTATACCACTGTCCATCATGAAGTTAGTAAGAGGATCTTTATTATCGCCCCTAACGGTACGGATATAATAACTACTATGGCGAGGGTGGATACCACTGCTTGAGTCCACAAGCTGTGATACTGTCCCACTTGGTTTAACGCAGGTGATAGCTGTGCTTTGTGGGATGCTGAAGATTGCTGCCCACTCTTTGTTTGTTTCAACAGCGATTTCTCTGAGTGCTGTGAGTGTTTTGTCGAGTCCATGTTTTTTTCCACTGGTCAATTCGTTATCCATTATCCCAGTAAGACTAACACCAAGTAGTCTTTCTTCTTCCGTGTTTGCCTTCCATACCTTACGGAGATAAGGAAACTTAGTTAGGGTAGACTGTGCTGTGCCAAGTATGGTGGCAAGCATTACCTTTCTTTTCAGATCTTCAAACTTATCTTTCTCTCGTATCACTACTTCCGTTAAGTTACAAAACTGATAAGGTCTAAGTATTATTTCGCTGCAAGGATTAGTACCAAACTCGTGGTCAGCATCTCTCCTGCCAAACTTCTTTGCTTGTTCCTTTGCAGATATTCTGTTAAATATTCCACGCTCTCCTGACTTTGATTCCACCAGGGCTGTCCACTCTCTCAAGAATGTTTCTCCATCGGGCTTGTCTGTATAGCATACAGAGTTATTGGCAAGGGCCATCTGTGGTGCTGTTTCCCACCACTGCCCCGACTTAGCGTGACGCATACGTTGATCCGAAAGATTAGACAAACTAATCATAGCAGAACGTCTAACACCCCCTGATACAACAACCTCTCCAACCTTACACATTAGATTGTGACAATCGTAGCTAGACAATTTACGCCCGGCATTGTGTTTAAATAATGACGTTGTAAAGTTAAATAGATCTACAAGAGGTCCTGGTCCTGACGCTCTACCTCCAAATATCTTCAGCCTAGACCCGGCAGGTCTTATATCAGACACATCCCAATGAGGTGACTCTCCCATATACAGATGTCCTATTAGCTTGCGTAGTGCTCTTGCCCAACCCTCTTTACTATCCTGCACTTTTATAACAGTATCAACTTGTTCTATTGCTTGGGGTATTTCTGGTAGCTGATTAACATACTGACGCTCGACAGAAAAACCAACACCTGTCCCACATAATAATATATACATAGCCTCGTCAAACGACTTAGGATCATCTACAGGTAAATAGCTGCAGTTGTACCCGGCAGTGTTATCTCTTTCCAGAGCAAGCCCGGCTGTCATCAGGGCTCTCATAGAGGGCATAACTTCTAGTTTAGTTATGGCATCTTTAATCTGCTGCACAGGCAGATGTCCCTTTACCTTTAACGACATAAAGTCAACGTATCTGTTGACAGTTTCTTCCCATGTTTCTCTTCTGTTTTCGTTTGGCAGCCACCTAGCGTACCTAGAAATAGCTATAAATTTTTGATAGTCGTTCATATCTTTGTTACCTTTATGCTGTTGATTTCAATGTCATCCATATCATAGAGGAGATCTTTTATTATGTCAGATATAACCTTCTCGCCTTCTGCTTTTTTAGAGGGGGCATCACAGGTTACAGGCAAGTGACTAGACTCATCATCTATCTCTACCTCTGCTGTAATTTTAAACTTCATCCGATCATACTCCTGTTTTCTATTTCTCTAATCATGGCCCTTAAATACCACTCTGCCTTTTTAAGATCCTCAATACCATTTTTATATCGCCAACGGTGGAGATATTTTATCACATTGCCCTGACAATAGGAAGAAAACTCTCCACCTAATTGTTGTTGAATATAGTCTATACACTCCATACCACCATTGTTGTAGTGTGGAGGGCTGTTGACTGTATCTACTTCCACTTGTTCAGTGTCCCTAGTTGTATTCGTTTCTTCTTCTCTGTCAACCATTTTTTCGGTATCTCCTTATCTGTCCATTTAAATCCATATTTATCACACCAATCACAATATCTAGTCTTTGATCCTTTGTTAATGGCGTTGTATGCGTTCTGAAATAAAAAGCGTATGTCTAGTTCGGGATACTGTTCTTGTATTAAGAGATGTTTAACTCTATCTCTTGGCCGGAACCACCCTTTCGCCTCAATAATAATACCATTGTTAAGAACAAAGTCAGGCTTATAGAGTCTAAACATTTGTACTGCGTATCTGATAGACATCTTTTCATATCGAATCCTTTGTTTAAGGAGGCGCAACTCTTTGGCTACGCTCTCCTCAAACTTGCTCCTAAATTGTATCTTGGGCATCAGCTAACTTCACATAGTTTATCAAAGGTGGTGTAGCAGACTTAGAAACTTTTGATGGAAGAACCTGAAGATTATCCCAACACTTTTCTCTGTACGAGCATAGACTACATTCAATACCTAGTTTCATATTACCACTAGGCTTGCCATAATATGTTTCAGCTACAGGCTCGTAGCATCTCTCAAACGGCTCGTCATTATTTATATAGTCTACTGTGCTTTGTATCTTCTCCATCTCTTCTTCAACATCTACGTTACTAGCACTAACGTATTTGAAGTTTCCGTTTGCCTTGTTTACAACCCACCATCCACCGACAGGAACACCTTTCGCTTTTGAGTAGCCAACGAGTTGTGACACATACCCAAAGCTGTCTTTGCTCTGTAGT